AATATTAAACGGCGCTGGTCGGCGCGTTTCATACTTAAAAAAAATGCATCTAATTCCTCAATTCCAAATATTTTAATTTGTTCGTTCATTTTTAAGTAGTGATATTTAAGGCTCCTGTGGGCATGCGGTCGGCTGTTAGTATTAAATATTTTCGGTGGCGGTCTGGATCTATTCCGCGGATGTTGTAATATTCGCTTCTCCATAAGATTACATGTCGCTCGGTGTAGGTGCTTAATCTGAACCTGACTTTAAATTTTATGGTTTCGTGTGCATATTCTATTTTCATGGCCTGGCGCTCGGCCCCGCCTAAATATGATATTTCGGCGCGGTCGGAAAACGAAAAACTATAACTTTTTACATCTTCTGAAAATGCATTTTTACTTTCGCTTTCTTCGTAAATATCTATTTTATCTTTTAAACTTCCGGTTAGCATTTTAATAGTATTTGCGTTTGTGCTTGTGTATTAATGCATCGTATGTAAATATAGGTGTTACTCCCTGGGCGTAACTACTACGCTCTGTATCGTACATGTCGGCGGCTTTTAATATTACTGCTTGTTTTAATTTTGCAGGGCGCTTGGCATCTGTGTAACCTGTTGAATAGGTAAACCTTAACTTTGTGGCTGTGAATGTTTCGCGGATTTCTATTTCGAATGATTGCCAATTGGTGGTAATATGGTATTTACTTGCTTCTATGGTTATGTATTCGCTGCCATCCCATGCCTCTAATTTTGTAAACGTGCGTAATGGCGTCTGGGGTATTCTGTAATGGGTTTGTAAACTTTCATCTGGATGAAATTCGTAGGTTAATACGTTGGATATGTCGCGAATATCGGCTATTATGTCATCTTCAACTATTTCTACCGCGGCGGCTATTAATGTGGCTATATATGTATCGTCGTCGGTAAATGTGCTTTCTATGTTTAATTGTTTTTTTACTTCTGTGGCGGTGGCTACTGTTGTGGAGCTTGTTTTTACCGGATCGGTTGTTATTATTTTCATGATTTGCGGTTTTAAAAAAAGGCTGACCGTTTTCCGGTACAGCCTTTTTGATTGCAATTAATGTATAGTGATATGAACGTACTATCCTATGTGGTAGCGTCTAAATCTGGCGTTTTAACAAATGCGCCTGAATTTCTGCAAACTGCATCGGCTAATTTGTTAACTGTGATTTCAATTTCGCCCTGTTTTTGATAGGTGTATGGGTTGATTAAAATTTCGAGGGCTCCCCAAAATCCTAAATAAATTTCTTCCCATGCTCCGTAAATGGCATATTGTTTGGCGTCGCCATCGGCAAAAAGTGATGAATAAAATAATTTCGCGCCATCGTATGTTAAACCTACGCCGTTTTCTTGTGTCATTGTGGCTAAGAAACGGCCCGAACCTGCATCAACTTTTACCGCTTTGGCCTCAAAGAATGAATCGCGATCCATTGCAAAGGCGCCCTCTATATCAACTGCTTTCATTAATGCATTGAATCCGGCAAGGGTTAACGCTCCGGCGCTTACTTCGGTGGCGGCTGCCAGGGCAATTGTATAAACTTCTGATGTGATTTTGCGATCGCAAGATTTAATCATATCGTTTACTATTGCTGCCTGAACTGCTGGGTTTTCTTGTGCCAATAATTCTTTTGTAAACAAATCGGAAATTCCAAACCGTTCGGGCGCCATGGTAACAAATGTTGGTACATTGCTTTCGGTGCTTATTGCGGTTGTTTCGCTTGGATTTTCGGCCTCGTCGGGTGTTTTTTTGCCTAATTTAAAAGTTCCCTGCAAATTTGGTAAAACGGTTAATCCCATTTTATTCCACAATGGTTCTTTTCCAATAATAGATAAATTAGGATCGATGTTTACATCTACGGCGGCGGAGTGTGTAGATGTGGTATTGGCTGAAATTGCCCTGGCGTTGTATGGCACCAATAAACCGCTGGAGCTAATTCCGCGCGATAATTCGGCATGTTGTTCTTTTTCGCGGCCTGTTAATCCATCTTCGCCATTTTTTGCAAATTCGCGCATGGCTTTACCTACGCTGTATGGCGCGGCTTCGCGTTTAATATTTGGCGCGGTAATTGGCGCTTGATGCTGATTATCGGTGTTTACCAGGTTATCGTTGCGGGTTTCTAAAAATTCGGCGTCTTCGATTTGGCGCTCTAATGCTACGACTTCATTTTTCAAATTGTCGTATTTGGTTTGTTCATCGTCGGTGATTGAGCGCTTGGCTTCTTTTGCACCGGTCACAATTGCTGACATCTCATCGAGCTTTTGTTTTCTTTCAATTTTTAGTTCTTCTGACCGTTTCATATTTTAAAAGTTAAAATTTCAATTTCTTTTTGTAATATATCAATGCAGGCGGCGGCGTTTTCTTCCTGGTTGGTTTCGTTGTCGGGATTGTTTTCGAGCTCGCGCGATAAAACTTTTACGGCGGTGTTTGCGTAGGCGCCATTTATTACAATGGCAATATCGCGGAGGGTTGAAAAATCGGATATATACCTGGTTGGTATATCTTCGGTATTGTCGTACCTCATCCCTTTTTCTGCTATTCCGAAAATAAACGAGCTCTCGAAATAATCGCCGCGTTTTATCATTTCTGTTATGTCGTTGCCCAGTGTTGTATTTGGTTTTTTAATCCGGTATTTTAACCCGGTATCGTCTTTTATTAATTCAAGTGTACCTGATTTTGTACGGCCTAACATCTTTTCGCGGTTGTGGTCGATTGTGGCAATTACATTTAAACCGGCATCGCGTAAAACGTTATCGGGGGCGGTGGGTTCTATTATTTCATAAAATACCTCTCCCCATTCGCGTATTAATTTGCTTTTTTGATTGAATAAAATGGCGTAACCTTCTATGTAATCGTCGCCGTTTTCGTCGGACCGGAAATGTATTTTTTCCTGGGTGTTATTTCTGGCAATTAATTTCATGTTATTTTGTTTTTGTTGTTGGATCTGTTTTCATAAGTGGGCTGTATTGCTCGTAATGTTCTAATGGTATGTATTGGGCTTGCATATAATGGCGGTTTCCTTGTTCTCCGGTTATGGGTTTATTGCCTAATTTGCGGGCTCCTTCGTTGGGTGTCATTAATCCGTTTACTACTTGTTCTTTTATTCCGTTTACTTTGGTTTGCCAATCCATACCTATTAAACTTAATACATCGAATGCTACTGAAATACCGCGTTCTAATTCGGCGCGTGTTAATAGCTTGCTGTTTATTTCGGCTATGTAAATCGCTACTATCGGCCCCATGGTATTATTTTTAAACAGGGTGGTTAATTGTTCCACATCCAGTTTTTCTGCGCTGCCATCAACCATAAATAGCGGCACACCAAAGGCGGCGCTAATATCTTCACGGGTAAAACGGAGGGTTTCAATTAACCTTGCATCGGCAAATTGCATGGCTATGCTTTTTAGTTTGGTGCCAATTGGTAAGTGAATCCATTTACCGGCGTTTTGTGGCCCTGCATATTTTTCCTGAAAATCGTTTTTTGTATCTATTACAGCTTTGGCGGCTGGTCCGGTTAAATTTCCTGGTAATTCTGTTTCTAACGCCATGGGGGTGGTGGCGTTGTTTTCGTAAAAGTGATCTATTGTGGCGGTGGCGCGTTCGTTTATATTTGTTTGGCGCTCGATGGCTACCAGGGTGGATAATCCTATAATTCCATCGTCGGAAATGCCTCGGAAATGTAAAACTTCATTGGCTTGTAATGTTAATTGTTCTGTTGATTGCGGATTGACAAATGTGTAATTTAATACTCCATTTATAAATTCGTATTCGCGTAAATATCCGGGGTGTATTATTTCCAAACTTTCGGTAAATCCTGAATCGTTATTTAAATGTTTACGAACAAAACTATTACCAAACTGGTTGCGGTGGTATTCTACTGTGCTCCAAAATTGTTGTGAATTTTGATAACTGTTTGGGCGGTATTTTAAAAGATAGTATAAACGATGGCGCGTTAATTCCAGTAATCCTATGTCGTTATCGGCCCAAACTGATAATGGCATACGACTTAAATTTTCTGATAATACCCGGCAACATGTAAAAACGGTGGCAATTTTATGCGGCTGTCCGGTTACTCCATTCCGGGATAACGTTTGCATTGATGTGCCTATAACGGTTTTAACTCCGTTTTTTGCAAAACTCCAAAGATTTTGTAATATGCTGAAAAAATTCATGTATAAGCGCTTTAGGTAATATATACCGCCGCTTAACTTTTGGGGGTTATTTGGTTTATTAATTTAATTGATGGTAATAGCGGATCCTATTAATGCAAATCTTTTTTTCATTCTGTATTTTTTTCTTTCATTAATTCTTTGAAAAATTCGGCGGTGGTGTCGCCGTTGTATTCTAACCAGGCACCAACGGCCATGGCTAAACTTATGGGGCCATCTACTGAATCCTGGCTTTTGTTTTTCATAATTTTTATATTACCGTTTCCATCGTAATACAAAAATATATTTCTGAACATCCAGCGGAGAA